CAGTGTGCGGATGTACATTGGCAGTGAGGCGATCTGATTCATTGGTCCAAACTGCGCCATCAGTTGCTCTTGCTTTTGCATAATGATATTAAGTGCCGCCAACTTCTCGTTGGTGTCACCATTACCCAAACCAATGTTGACATTGACATCCATACTGGCATCCCAAACGCGAGGGTCGATCTGTACCCACTCGTTACGCAAACGCACCATTCTTGGTTTATCTTGGTGGGTGGTCATCAGATACAAGATACCCTTAAACAGCTTCTTCATGCCCTCGGCCAAGATGCGAGCTTGAAGCTCAAGCCTTGACTGGCTGGCGCTGACAGTGGCAGTTACCGCCGCCTTGGTGGTTGACTGCAACGCATCAGGGTCTAAACCCATCGCCGCCTTGCTCATGCCGGTGCGGTCTTCGCGCATCTGATCCATGTATTCAAGCATGGGGAATGCGGCCTGTCCAACAAATGGGGAACTGAACGCCTGCACCATGCCTGGTGCTCTCATGCGGATGATGGCGCCGGTTTCATTATTTAAAACGTCATCGATATTGACCTGACCCTCAACAATTGCTGTACGCGGGTGAATGGACTGCGCCAACGAATCCAGCGTATTTCGCATGATCTCTGACTTGATCTCTTGAATGTCATGCGTAATGTCAAAGATCGACATAGCTTCCAAAGGCGATGTGTGTGGCTCCGGATCGCAAGGGAAGTCCACAAATGGAATATAGCTGGCGGGTAAATTCCGCACCATGGTGTAGCCCGAACCCATGCAACAGATTTTCCGCAACTCAGGTATGCCATCACCATCAAAGTCCACGCGCATATACGCTTCGATGTACAAAACCCTACGTTGCATAGGATTCATGCTATCCGCAGCGCCAAAGGTGGTGCTCAATGGCTGACGCGCCAAGTACTCGTCATTGCTATCTAAGTCGGTGCTGGAGATGTTCTCTTCAATTTCGTCCTGGTCGTACCCCATGCCGATCAAGTCAGACACTGTCGCCATCTGTCGGTGGGCAATGATGCCAGCATCATCAAACGATCTCGCCCTGCGATCTAACAACAGCTCCTCTGGAGGTACGGCCATAATGCGGATGCGGCCATCCTTGGTATTACGTTTGATCTGAACGTCATGCAACATGGGTTGCGGCATCTGCATTGGCAAACCAGTGACAGGATCGACCTGTGGCTGCATCATCGGCATCGATGGATCAGGATAGCTGACCACAATCTTGACCTCGGCATCCTCTTGCATCAGGATTTGGATCGTTTGGTCATCCAGCCCCGAATACTGCTCAATCTTGACCTCTTCAACATCTTCCCAGTAGTACTTGGCGATGCCGCACTTACGCACTAAAGAGTCTTTGAAAATTGCATAAGTGGTCATAAAACCATTGTTGTCGGAGGTAAATATGTAGTTGGCGTAATCAGTCGCCTGCTGTGCGCCAGCCACATCTTCGGGTCCACGCGGCACATACTCCACCACATTTTCTGTGCTGAAAAATACTTTCATCAGGCTTGGTAGCATGGCGCTGACAGTGTCACGCACCTCCATCGCAACCACCTGAGAGCGCCCCTCTTCCTCATTGCCAAAGGGGTCGCCGCGATAGTACTCAGTACCCTTGGCGCGGATGGGTGACACATCAGAGTCAATATAACTGACGGCATCCTCCAGCTCGGCAGAGACAATGCCCTGCAACTCGGTTTCATCCATTGGCTCAATTGCGCCCATGTCGGTGGTGATAGGTAATTCGCTCATTTTTTTGCCTTATTCCTTGCAGATATTGCTTTGGCCTTGGATCTTGCATCCTCTTTGCTGGACGAGCCCCATGCTTTCAAACTCAGCAGCAAGCGCGTTGGCTCGCCGTCTTTCATCTCTGGGCCTGGCATATTGCCCATTCTCGCAAGGAATGATGCCCTGCGCGGGTTGTCACCACTTTTGACTGGCGCTTTCAGATTCATGCCCTCGGCCTTGGCACTCGCTCGCCCCTTGGCATTCAAGCCGCCTGATGGTGACTTTCCCTCTTTACGCTGCCACGCTGGTGTTTTCATAAGGCACTTTCTTAATCCTTAAACCATTCTTCGGCATAGTGCGGCCTGTTCTTGCGTAGCCAAGGCACTGCCTGCTGTATGAGCCTGTTGCCATCCAAGCCAATCGTTTGGCTACCAATGTGGTGGACATAGGACCTAGACAAGTAATGATGGAAACCAGCCGCCCTCAAATCCTCACAATGCACATCATCGGAGTACCAATTCAATGGTGGGAACTTCTGCACTTCCCAAGCATCTCTACCAATCCAGGCAAAGATGGGGCTCAAGCACTCCATCGGCATGATGGCATCTTCATAGGGGTACTTAAAGTAATACAACTCCTGATCAAAGGGATTACTGCGAATGTTCTGCACAGGACGCGCCGCGTCACATCTTGCAGACACCCAGCCCACTGGCTCGCCAGTTTCCTGTTTCAACTGCGCCACATCTTCCATCAGATAGCGGTAGCTGGTGGGGGTCAGCACAATGTCATCATTGGCGCAAATAACAGAATCAAAGCCATCGGCAAAAGCACGATCCATGATGTCGTTGTAATCGTCACCAAAATTGCTAGGCTTACCAAAGACTTTTAAGTCAGCGTCAAAACCGCCAATAATGGACTCTGGACCGCGCAAATAGACAGGAACTTCGGGACAGTACTCGGCAATGCTTGTGAGCATCACCCGCAAACCTTTGCCGTTTACTGTGCTGATGCAAATCGGTGAGATCACTTCTTAGGCTTCTTCGCTGTCTTTGCGGCCTGCTTGAAATCAGCAGCGGAGGGTGCGGCCTTGCTACCGACTTTGTTCATCTTTTCGCCAGAGCCTGCCGCTATGCGTTTTTTCTTTGCGGCGATGTTGGCATACAAACCAGGTTTAGTCGCCATTGCGTCCTCCGATCTTGATAGTCAACAATGAATCAGGCATATCGTCTTCGGACTCCATGTCTTGACCATCACCGCCGTCACCCTCATTAGGACCGCCAACTACCCACGCATCACAGGTACGGCTGGCCGCACACTTGAAGTCAAATATCTCGCAGTAACCCAAATCAGCCAGCTTGATGGTTCCCCATGGATCAGCCTCATTGCCAATGCCGTCAGCAATGCACTGCTTCAACTTGTCAGACACGTTGAACGCGGCACAGTTACCGCATCGGCTTTGCTTGGCATCATCCACCGACACATCCCACTGGTCAGCCTTCTTTTTCCAAAAGGAATCATTAGGCAGATTGGGATTCTCAGGACCATAGGCCGCTGATGTAATCGCCTTGGCGCGATTCTTCAAATTGAGCGTGATGTCCTGAGTAGGCGCTGGACACGCTGCGCTGGTATCTTGATAGCCAGCCTCTTGATCCATGGCTTGATCCATGGTACGTTTTAAGGTTGCCATTACATTTTCCCCTTGGACTTCATGTTTGTAGCAGTACGGCTACCGCGCATGGGCATCTTTGCCTCACTCATCGCAATGGCAATAGCCTGTTTAGGATTCTTGACTACCTTGCCGCCCTTGCCGCTGTGCAATGTGCCTGCTTTGTACTCGCCCATCACCTTGCCAACTTTCTTCTGTGCCTTGGTCATCATCATGATTTCACTCCTTTAAAGAATTAACGAATTATGCAACCCTTGAGAGCTTCCTACGCAACGGCTGATTCCACTTTGTAGATACAGCAGAGCCATACATCCCCACAACCGCATCAGACGCAAACGTCAAACAAAACGCATCAGCGCGGTCAGGCGAGGCCAGTCCACGCTTCCTGATCTCATCCTTACCCTCAATCTGAATCTTGCCGCTAGAAGTAAACGAATACCTCACAGTCGCCAGCTCAGCTATCAAAGCCTCATCTTTGGGCATAGTACAGTCCCGCAACTCAAGCCAAGCCTTGGCTTTATGCCATAACTCAGCCTTCAAATTCCGATAAGTGTTACCCATGGCCGGTGACTCAGACACGTTAATCCCCCGCGCAGGCAAACCCAACTCCTTGAGCCTGTCCACCACACCAGCACCCAAACCAATTGAATCCACCAATATTTCCTGTGGGCGCTCACTTGGCGGCAATATCTCATACTCAGCCACCACCGCACCAGTCAACTGCATCAGGTCCAGATTCTTCCAAGTTTTAATCGACTCAGTAACCGCATTACCCTTACGCTTGCACAGCGCCGACCTGTCAGAGCCAAACCGCGCAACGTCCAATCCCCACACCAGTGGCGCGTGCTGGC